TGGTTCCGTAAACTGCCACAAAAATGGAGACTTGGCCTGAGAAATGAAACTTTGCCGATGCGGTCGAGTCGTGAAAGACAGGTGCTTGGTGTGCAATCCACTGCGAAAGCACACAGGCACAACGAAAGAACGCGGGTACTCAAACGACCACAGAAAAGCAAGCGAGACTTACAGAACGTTGCATCCACTTTGCGAGTGTTGCGTAAAAAAAACAGGAGTTTTGCACGCTAATGCAAGCGAAGAGATGCACCATATCGAAGCGATTGCAGACAATCCGATGAGGCGAATGGATAGAGGGAATTGGTTGGCGGTTTGTCGTCCATGTCACGAAGAGTTGGAAGGCGCTAAGATAAGTGGGATGGTGGTTAAACGTTGGAGCGAACAACATTACGAGGATGCGTTAAATGGTCAAGGGTAGAAAGCCTTTAGCAAGTGCAGCACATAGGGCTAGCGGTGCGTACAAGAAGAATCCAGCACGCGAGAACAAGCACGAACCGAAAGCGGTTGAAGGTGTGCCTAGCAAGCCTGCGCATATCGCTGCCGATGCAGACGCAAGCGGGTACTGGGACCATGCAGTTTCGCAACTTGTTGAAATGAAAATGATTTCAAAGGCTGATCGATCAATTTTGGAGTCGTTTTGTGAAGCCATGTCACTAAAGAGAGCTGCATTCGAATGCAAGGATTACACGGCCTGGTCAAAAGCTTGTTCCCAGGCCAAAGGCTGCATGATCGAACTAGGATTGACTCCATCTGCGAGAAGTCGTTTGGTGGTTAAAGAACCAGAGATTGAAGACGCATTTAGCCAATGGATGGCAGGAAACGGTGCCAGTGATAACTAGCGGAACAAGAGCTAGAGTTCAAGATTATATCGATGGGGTTCTAGATGGAACAATCATTGCGTCTAAGCGAGTTCGTGAAGCAGTCCAGAGACACGTTAACGATTTGACCAAGCAAAGTACAGAAGATTTTCCATACCACTTCGATCAACAGCACGCACAGCAGGTTTGCCAGTTCTTCCCGTTGGTTCTCAAACACTCGATTGGCGAATTTGCCAGAATGCCTTTTGAGTTGTCACCGTTCCAGTTGTTTTGCACTTGGGTGATATTTGGATGGAAGCGAAACGCAGATAACTCTAGGCGATTTCGCAAAGTCTACATCTCAATGGGACGGAAGAATGGCAAGTCATCTTGGATCGCTGGCTTCTGTCACTTCCTGGCATGCGGCGACATTGACCCAGCGACAGGCGAACCGGAAGCAGTCGCGCAGGTTCTTTTAACTGCAACCAAAAAGGAACAAGCAAAAGTTGTTTATTCCGAAACGGAACGCATGAGACTGCAATCACCAGCACTGGTGAGAATGTCTGGCGTCAAGTACGAGACAATCACCTACAAGCACAACCAGAGCTACATCCGAACGGTTGGAAGCGACAAGCCTTTCGACGGACTGAATCCCCATTGTGTTGTTATGGACGAACTGCACGCATGGCAGGAACATCACAGGCCGTTCTACGACACGATGGTTACTGGTTCGGGATCGCGTACTCAACCACTTCATTTGATTATCACTACAGCAGGCGACGACCTTTCCCATCTGTGGCTCGATGACTACCGATATGCTTCATCTGTCGTTAAAGGTGACTTCAAGGACGAGACGCTTTTCGCGTTCATCTGCGAACTTGACGAAGCAGACGATCCAGCAGATGAGTCATGCTGGCCCAAAGCTAATCCCAACTTGGGAGTGTCGGTTAAGTGGGACTACTTGCGACAACGCTGGAGCGAAGACAAGCACACAGCACTTGGCGTTAATCGATTCACTCGATACCACGGCAATAGGCTTGTCACATCAACAACGAAGGCGTTTAGTGTTGCCGAATGGGACAAGTGTGAGCGAGAGTTAAGCGACTGGACGAAAGCTGATGCGGTTGGAGCTGGCGTTGACTTAGGTGCTAGAGACGACTTAGCAGCGTTTGGACTGTGCGCCCGGTTTATCGTTGCACATGATGGCGATATTCCTGTCTATCGCTACGAGGTTCGTTCATTCTCGTTCATTGCAAGCGATAGCATTCGAGACTTAACCAAGATGCCTTTCGCAACTTGGCTTCATTGCGGGTTGATTCAGAAAAGCAAGTACCCAATTAGCGACCTGCAATCGCAACTAATCCAGGCTTGCAACGACTACGGCATACAAACGATTGCATACGATCCCTACAACGGGCAGCAACTCGGAGAGGACTTGTCACAGGAGGGAATAACAGCGGCACGCATGGCACAGAATCAAACGAACTTCAACGAAGCGATCCGAGACTTCCAGCAAGCCATTGTTGACGGACGCTTGGCGCACGATGGCAACGCTTTGCTTCGCTGGTGCGTTGGAAACGCGGTTGTAAATGCTGACAGGTCAGACCGTTGGATGTACGACAAAAAGACATCTTCAGAAAAGATCGATCCTCTAGTTGCTGCAACGATGGCGTTTCGAATTTGCTCATTAGCTCCGCAACGTGCAAGCGGCAGCCTCTACATTGCATAAAGGAAAAACATGCTCAACTTTAGAAAATACTTGATGCAGTGGATGGGTGTGCATGACGATAACGAGGTTGATCGTTACGAACGGCAGACGCTTGCCGATTCGTTGTCGCTTCCTCCAGTATGGTACGCACACAACAAAATTTGCGGTGACATCGGCATGCTGCCAGTTGACGTAAAGAGGGTACGCGGCCAAGGTGCTGTCACCGATGAGAAGCACGATGGATACAGGCTATTTCGAGAACAGCCAAACATGCTGCAATCTCCTAGCGTGTTCAAGGAACAGCTTTTTTCGCATGCGATCATGTACGGGAATGGTCGCTCAGCAATCATCAGGGAAGGCGATAGAGTTAAGGAATTGATTCCTTTGCTGCCAGATCGGACGCGAACTGTCCTTTCAGATGGCATCAAATACCACATAACAAAGCCAAAAAAGGACGATGATTTAGATACTTTTGCGAATTGGGAGAAGAATCAGGACGAATACATAGTATTTCCTGATGCAGATGTTTTGCACATTCCAGGCTTCTCATTTAACGGGCTCGAAGGAATTGGCCTGTTACAGATCGCTGCATCCACGTTCTCTATCGGTGTCGATTCACAATCGCACGTTCGCAACCAGTTGAAGAAAGGCTTTCGCGGCAAGATTTTCCTAGAAGCTCCTCCAGGTGCGTTCCGAAAAGAGGAGGATGCCAAGGAGTTCCTAAGTTCTTTCAACAAAAGCGAAGGCGGACCAGAGAACGCAAGCAAGGCTGGCTTGCTTCGTGAGGGCATCAAAGCCAACGCGGTTAACATGACCAACACAGACGCACAGTTTGTCGAGTTGCAGAAGTTTACTCGGCAGGACGTTGGTTTGTTGTTCGGAATTGACTCAATGCCTGGCGATGGTGACAGCGTTTCATACAACTCGCTTGAGCAAAAGAACATTGCGTACATGATCGCTCTTGATCGATGGCTAGTAAAGCTAGAAGAACAATGCGATATAAAGCTTAGGACACCAACACAAAAGCGTTTGCGGTCGCATTACTTTAAAGTGAACCGCGCTGCAATTCTCAGGACGGACACGAACACGACGAAGGACGTTTTAACTTCCTATGTCATCGCCAAAATTATGAACCGAAACGAAGCAAGGGCAAAGCTTGACCTTAACCCAGTCGAAGGCGGCGATGTGTTCGAGAACCCTGCAATTACTCCAGGCGACTCAGCAAGTTCGGATACACCAGCAGACAACCAAGCACCAGAAGACTCAACCGCAGGCAACAACAACGCAAGAGCAGTCGAAGAAACGATTCGTTCGCTACTCGATAGAGAGGCAAGCAACGCAATCTCAGGCTCGAAGCGAAAGAACTTTTGCGACTGGATCGACAACAATTACGCAAAGTGGGAGCCGAAGCTGGCCGACAAGCTGGAAGCAATCGGGCTTGATCGCGATTTGGCAAGAATCCACTGCGATGAAAGCCGAGAAATGCTTTTACAGGTAGCTGACAGATCAACACAAGATACGTTGACAGACAACGTAACTTGGGCTGTACAAGACTGGAAAAACCGAGTTTATTCAATCATAGGAGTCAACGCATAATGATCACAGTCAAAGCGGAAACGAACGAACTTTTTATTGATGGCGCGATTGGTTCGGATTGGATGAGCGAAGGCGTGACTGCAAAGGCGGTCGGAGAATCGCTTTCCAGCATTAAGGGGAAAGTCAAGGTTCGCATCAACAGCCCAGGCGGTTCGGCAGATGAAGGAATATCTATTTTCAACATGCTGAAGCGTCATCCAGGTGGCGTCGATACTCACAACGAAGCGCTGGCAGCGTCAGCAGCGTCTATCATCTTCATGGCAGGTGACAAGCGGACGATGGAACGCGGTTCGAAGCTGATGATCCATTGCGCCCATTGTGTAGCTATTGGAAACAGTGCTGACCTGCAAAAGATGGCAGAGGTACTGTCGGTTTATGATTCGTCGATGGCTGAAATCTACGCTGATGCGATGGATATGCACTCGGACGATGTGCTAGCGTTGATGGCAGAAGAAACATGGTACGATCCTTCAGCAGCTCAGTCGTCTGGGTTGGCTACGGATATTGCACCAACGGTTCGACGCAAGACAGCAGCAGCAGCAGCATGGTTCAAGAATCCTCCTGCCGACTTGTTTGACGAAAACGCAATCGAGAAACAAGAGCAAGAGATTGTCAGTAGAATCTCGGCAGCAAAGATCGCGGAAATAAGGGCTAGGATGTAATGGAACAAGCAGATTTAATACACATTCAGTTGGAACTGCAAGCAATCAAGCGAAAGCTTTACGCACATGAAGCAATCGACCGATTAGGGCTTGAAGGTGAATTGCCTAGTCGTTATCCAGAGTTCCGTTCGCAGTTTGGCGAAGATATGCTTGCATGGGACATGCTAGGCAACAAGACCAACGGAACCTACCTGGAAGTTGGTGGTTTTGATGGCAAGTCCCTGAGTGTAACCTATGCACTTGACGCAATGGGTTGGAATGGATTGCTAATCGAACCAATTAAAGCACGTTTTGAGGAGTCGCTGAAGAATCGCCCAAATGCCATCCACCAAAACTATCTTCTGGGCAAGAGGGGTTGCGGCGGTCGTGCAGAATTGCAGGTTGTCGAAGGTTCTGAAATGTTCTCTGGCGCAAACGGGAACAAAATAGACTTTGCACCAGCGGCAGCAAAGCCAAAAAGAATTGAAAGGGTTTTAACAACCGACCTGGATTCAGCCTTAGTCGAGGCATTTCCTGAGAATGTGCAACTTGACTTGGCGGTTATGGACGTAGAAGGTTCTGAATGTGATGTACTTGATGGGTTCAGCTTAGGCATTTGGAAGCCAAGAGTCATTATCATTGAAGACAACTCGTTTGGTAAAGATGATTCGATGAACAAGTACTTTAGCGACTATCAACTTTACGGTATCCTTGCATGCAATCGCATTTACGGACGCAAGGACGATTCGCAAGTTTGGCGATTTATGAATCCAACTGCTTGACACGCAGGTTTAGCCTACGCTACAATTCACGCAACGCCAAGGATTAGCCTTGGCTACAAAAGTCACGCAAGTTCCATTGCAACTGATTAGCGGCAAAGACGAGCGGACTGTTTAACGTTTCATTTCGTTTCACAGTCGGCAGTTTCAGCCGCTATTTTCGTTTGATGCTGCCGCAATCCAAAGAGGGCAGTTTAATGAGAACATCTATCGAAATCAGCAAGGAAATTCAATCCTTGCAAGCTCGCGCCGAAGCAATCGTTGCGTTGGCAAAAGAAGAAACCCGCGATCTAAACGCGGAAGAAACCCAAGAAATCGATTCGATTGTCGGGACAGATGCAGAATCCGGAAAGATCACTGCACTACGAAAAGACCATAGCCGAATGTTGCGAATCGAAAGTGCAGCAGTCGATATTGTCAAGAAGCAAGAAGCCGCAGAAAAGCAACCAATCAAGATTCCAGCTCGCGCTAAAGCAAAAGCACCGAAAGGTTTTGAATCGGCTGAAGATGCTTGGTTGATGGGAAATTGGGCATTGGCTTCCTTCAACGGTAACGGGAAAGCAAAGCGAGTCTGTAAAGATCATGGAATCAAAGCTGCGATGTCCGTTGGTGTTAACCCGCTTGGTGGCGCGGTCGTGCCAGAACCACTTTCTAACGCGATAATCGAGCTTCGGGAGATGTATGGTGTCTTTCGCCAGAACGCCACTGTTATCCCCATGTCTGATGCAACGCTAACAATCCCGCGATTGGCAAGCGAAGTCACTGCGTACTACGTTGGCGAAAACACATCGATCACCGCAAGCGATCCGACTTTGGCATCGATCAAGCTTGACGCGAAGAAGTTGGCAACGTTGACAGTAATGAGCAACGAAGTCAACGAAGACGCAGCTATCTCGCTTGCTGAGATGTTGAGTCGTTCGATTGGTCAATCGTTCGCAATTGCTGAAGACGCTGCTGGCTTCCTTGGTGATGGAACCTCGACCTACGGTGGAATTAGCGGGCTGATCACCGACTTAGCAGCCGGAAGCCGCTATACGGCAACGTCCAGAACGACCTTCAGCGCACTTTTAATGAGTGATTTTGAAAGCATCGTCGGGCAAGCAAAGCAATGGGCAGGATACCAGCCAAAATGGTTTATTTCCAAGGCAGGATACGCCGCTTCTATGATGCGTTTGGCCGATGCTGTTGGTGGAAATACCAACGTGACAATTGCTAACGGTCCATCGATGGTCAATTTCCTTGGCTTCCCGGTTGTTTTCTGTCAAGGACTTGAAAGCCGATTGACTGGAACGACTGGAGGAACCTTCTGTTTCTTTGGCGACCTTCGAGAAGCTGTCTACATGGGTAGCCGCAAGGACATCACGCTTGCAATCGATAGCTCGCGGTATTTTGACCAAGATTCCATCGCGTTACGCGCATGCCAAAGATTCGATATCCGAGTCTTCGACGTTGGAACTGCAACCGCTTCTGGTGGCATGATTCGCGGAATCTTTGGCTAGTGAATCACCCCTGTTGCTCCAGGTGGTTTGGGGGCTAGTTGGTTTTGCTGACTAGCTCCCTTTTTGAAAACAAACAACAAACAACAAAAAGGCAATACGAAAATGAAACTACAGCAATCAGCATTTTATTCGCCATTGATGGCGCCATCTGCATCGGCAGCGACGACAGCGAGAACAGCAAACCTTGATACCCAAGGTGCAAACTCTGCTTCCATCGCTATTTCTCTCGGTGCCGAGTTGAACACAAACTCGACAAACGTTGTTGTGCAGTTGTCTGAATCGGACACGACTGTAGCAACTACCTTTGCCACGTTCAACGCTTCGTACAACCAAACGGTTGACAACACCGCAGCAACGGTGACTGCGTACCATGTCGATTTGAAGGGGCGTAAACGATACTTGCGGTTGACGCTGACACCTGACACCACAACCAACGGTGCGGTTGTTAGTTCTGCTATCGGAATTCTCGATCTCAACCTTCGGAACTCGGCAGCGTCTGCTAATTCGACTCAAGGCGTTGCAGGTTAGCTTTTTTCTTTACCAAAATCTGGAGCAAACAGGTGAGTGATACACAGCAGCAAGTGAACGTTTGTGCATTGATGACCGCAGGACGGTACGAGAACACATGGTGCAGGAACAATATGGAGCATAGCTTTCGCAAGCTAGGAATTCCGTTGATCGTTTCCGGCGGTGTGTACTACGGCCAGTGCATGCAGATCATGATGGAAGACGCAATCAAAGCAGGTGTCGAGTACATCTTAACGGTCGATGGAGATTCAGTCTTCACAGCAGAGCAACTGCAAAGATTAATCAGCATTGCGGTTCAAGAAAAAGACACTATCGACGCACTTTGTGCAATGCAGGTGCGACGAGGAAAGAAGTCGATTCTCGGCACGCTCGAAGGCCATACTTCGGCAACATGGAACGGTTACCCGCTACGGCTCGATACTGCCCACTTTGGTTTGACAATTATCAACGCTAAAAAACTTTCGGAAGTTCCAAAACCTTGGTTCTTCTGCCAGCCAAGTTCAACAGGCGGCTGGGACGACGACAAAATCGATTCGGACGTTTGGTTCTGGTGTCAATGGAAAAAGGCTGGACGAACGCTTTACATGGACCCAGGTTGCCGAATCGGCCACTTGGAGGAGATGGTGGCGATTCACGAGGAAGACATGAGCATCACCCACATGTACCCGGCGGAATGGGTGGAAAGGATACAGAGACAAAATGCGAACGATAAGACTGCTGAAGCACTGGAAGCGGTTTCCGATAGGGCGGGAAGTGACGTTAAATGATGGGGTTGCTAATCTACTGGTTGAACGTTGTAGGATTGCTGAATATGTTGTCGATGAATCAACAATTGTTTCCGGAAATCGTGACTCGTCCAACCGTGGAGCCAGTGACGCTATTCGAAGCGAAAAAGCAACTGGAAATGTCGCTGACCGACGACGCACACGATGACCACCTGACCGACTTGATTAAGCAATGTAGGGAACAGTTCGAAGATGACACCGACACTGCATTGCTAACGCAAACCTGGAAGGTTCAATGCCAAAACTTTGGCGACAAGATCACACTTCCAAAACGACCAGTGCAATCGATTACATCGGTGAAGTATTACGACGGTGCCAACGTTCAGCAAACGCTTTCATCGGCGTTGTACCAACTGCACAAGCCACTCCGGCAGATTCGGCTAGCCTACCAAGCGACAACGCCAGCAACAGCAGCTCGCTGGGACGCTTGGGAAATTACCTACGTTTGCGGATATGGTTCGGATGATACCAACGTTCCAGGCGTAGCAAAGCGGGCTATCCTGCAACTGATCGGGTACTACTTCGACGCCAACCGAGGCGACAACGACAGATCGACCGACTTAGGCAACTACGAGAAGCTTGTCTTGCGATACATGAGGGCTAGCTACCCATGAGTAAAACCAAAGTCGGAGCGATGCGGCATCGCGTTCACATTCAAGAGCCAATCGAAGCACAAGACGACACTGGGCAACCAATCGTAACTTGGCAGACAGTTCTTGAGAACGAACCTGCCGACTTCATGCCGACAGGTGGCATGGAATCGATGAGAGGCCGACAACTGGAAGCTGGCACAAAGGCGATCTTTCGAGTTCGGTACAAGCCTGTCTACACGACACAAATGCGGGTGCTATTCGACGATGTTGGCTACGGAATCACCTACATAAACAAGGTTGACGGACTTCGAAAGTTTATCGAACTGGTGGCAGCAACATGACACTATCAATTCAAATCGAATTCAACGAAGCAACGCTTGCAAAGATCATGCAGATTCCACTATTGATGCGACTTGGGCCAAGCGAGCGAGTTTTGAAGGCGATGAGTAAGCCTATTATTGAGAAGGCGAAAGCGATCGCTCCAAACTCGATCACTTCTGGCACACGCAAGAAGTGGGGCAAGAAGTACAAAGACAACGCTGCTTGGCAGATTAGTTCTGGCAAGCACATCAAAACAAAGTATCTAAAAAACGAACGCGGCGGAGTGCTGATCGTCGGTGGCGATCACCCGAAAGCCAACAAGCTGAACTTCGAAGCTGGCACGCAACGCAAAGTATTTTACTGGGGCGTTGACAGCGGCAAGATCAAGAGAATCGCACCATCAGAACGATTCATGCAGCGAGCGTTCGACGAAACAAAAGCGGCGCAACAGTCAGCAGGCTACGCACAACTGGAAAAAGAAATTAAGGAGTTGAAAATTGGCTAAAAACTTACGACTCACCGACACGGTAACAATTGCCAGTTCGGGCACTGTCTCTACTTCGCTGACCCTTGAAAACAGTCGAGTTCCTGTTGCTGTGACAACTCCAGCAGCGTTGACTGGTACCGCTTTTACGTTCAACGCTTCAGCAGACGGAACAACCTTTCGTCCTTTGTACTACGAATCGACGTTGTACTCGGTGACGGTTTCCACATCTCGGCACATCGGTCTGAATCGATTGGCTTTTGAGGGCGTCAAATATCTTCAAGTTGTTAGCGGAACTGCTGAAACTGCCACTCGAACTATTGGAGTAATCAGCGGCGAATAATGGCAAGCGACGTAGGCAAAGCACTCAGGTCAAAACTGCTTAGCTACACATCGGTGTCTAACTTAGTTGGACAACGCATGTACCCTGACGCTTTGCTTCAAAACGCCACGCTACCTGCAATCGTCTACTACAAGATTTCGACACTACGCGAACACACAACCGGCGATGTTACCAGACTCGCCCACGCACGATTCCAGCTTGATTGCTACGGTACATCGCGGGAGTCAGCCAACGACATTTCGCACGCGATCCGAACCAGCGGCATTTGTGCGTACCAAGGTATCACACTCAACATCTATTTTTGCGGGACAGAGATAGACAGCGGCGATTCTTACGAGAGCGGTCCACCAACGGACGGCAATCAGGAGCATCGGTACATTACCAGTTTCGATTTGTTAGTTCACTATTGGGAGGCGACATAACATGCCAGCATTAACAGTTCCAGTCACAGGTAACGGCGCGACGATTTCAGGTCTTGGAATCACAACGTTCCTAACTTCGATCAGTTCCCTAAAAATTCAGCAAACTCCGCTCGACGTTACTGTTCTTTCAACAACCGGATTTAAGCGGATGCGACCTGGCGACTTACGAGACCTGCCAGAAGTAACGGTAGAGTTTTATTGGCTCGGTGCTGCGGTGCCAACATCGACCACGATGATTCCAACGTCTGAGCCATACGCTGGAACAACCTTTACTATCACTTATCCAGGTGCAGGTTCATTCGCAGGAACTGCACACGTTAAGAGCGTTGATTTCCCTGCACCAAAGAACGGCGAAGTTATGAAAGGATCGATGACGATTCAGTATGACGGAGTTACAGGTCCAACATTCACGGCGGCATAGCATGACAACTGAACTTAAGCCATTCATTGGCATGGGCGTTGACGGTAAAGAAGTAGAGCACGATCAGTGGTTTGTCACTGTAGATGGCGTGAATCTGGGCCTGCTTTGCAAGGCACCAGACTCACGCATCATGCCACTACTCGAAGGCAACAAACTAAGCGATGAGCAATGGTTGCCAATCGTTGCCGACTGTTCGACGTTAGCCGGACACGTTGTCAATCCACCTTTCCATTTTCACGTTCCTCCTACCGAGGAACTTTTAGCAGACGAAGACGAGGACGAAGAAGAAGATGACGAACAAGAAGCTAATTGACAAAGACTCGCTGGCCGATGTGCTATCGCAACCAGTCCAAGAGGTTGTCGTTGAGTTCGAGGGCAAGCTGTTTCGTTTGCGAGAGCTAACGGAAGATCAGGCCGTAGCCTATGAACTCGAATTGCAAGACAAGAAGGGCAAGTTCGACGTTAAGAAGATGCGCCGAGCTATGATCGCCCATTCTTGGATCGGTGTTGATGGCGAACGACTGATCGACGACTCCGACAAGCTAAAGACCATGCGTCGAAGCTTGGCAGGTTACTTGTTCGAAGAGTGCCAGAAGCTAAACAGGTACGAACCTGGAGAGCTTGAGGGCTTAGTAAAAAACTTCGACGAAGCCGGAAGCTCCGAATAGCTTACCGGCTGGCCTTGCAGTGGGGGATCGCTGACGTTGACCAATGGCTATCGACACTACCAAAAGGAACGCTGGATAAGTGGCTTGCTTTCGATGCTGTCGAGCCTATTGGCGAACAGCGATTGCAACACGCGGAGCTATTGGCAGTTTTGTACAGGCTTACAGCGGTCACACTGGCAGCGAATGGGCAGGGAATGGACCCAATCCAGATTGAGGGCTACATGCCTTCGCGGTACGAACCGGAAACCAAGCCAAAGAAACCGAAAGCGTCAGAAGCGATTCTCCAAGTTGCATCGATGTTTGGATTTACAGAAGTAGTAAAACAGCATGGCCGGATCGATTAACCTAGCTAACGTAGCAATCGGCTTTGACGCCTCGAAGATAACGAGAGGCGTCGATTTGTCGGCTGGTGAGATGCGCAGGTTGAACGGAATCATCAAAGAGTCCATTTCGCCAATGGATCGCTACAACGCTGATTTGACAGTTTTAGAGAAGGCACACAAGGCAGGTGCCGTTAGTGCTGACAGGATGAAGCAGGCTGTCGCAAGCTTGCAAGAGAAGTACAAGCAGGACGTAAGTTCGTCTAGCACCAACTCAATGGCCACTGATTTGAAATCGACGCTGGCACAATACGCTGGAATGGCGGCAGCGTTCCAGGGGATTAAGAAAAGCCTTTCTTTGGCAGCAACAGCGGAATCGAACAAGATTTCTTTGGAAGTGCTTACTGGTTCTGCACAAAAGGCACAGATGCTGTTTGATGGCTTCATTGAACTAGATCGCAGCTCACCGCTATCACGTTCAGACTTTGCACGCGCATCCCAGACTTTACTTGGCTACGGGTACGCGGCAGAATCAACACTACCAACCTTGAAAGCACTTTCGGAAGTTTCCGTTGGCAACGCAGATCGCTTTCAATCGCTCTCGCTGGCGTTTGGACAGGTAACGGCCAACGGTCGCTTGATGGGTCAAGAAGTCTTGCAGATGGTCAATGCGGGCTTCAACCCGTTGCAGGAGATAAGCCGCACCACTGGGCGAAGCATGATCGAACTGAAGAAGGCTATGGAAGATGGTGCTATTTCGTCAAGCATGGTCGAGGATGCTTTCAAGTCGGCTACTAGTGAAGGCGGTCGATTCTTCGAGATGAATGAACGCCTTAAGAATTCTGCGGCTGGTCAGTTTGCAAAGATGCAGTCTGACGTTGAGATGTTGGCGACTGAGATTGGCACCAATTTGCTTCCAGCTGCTAAAGCATTTATGGATTTGCTTACGTCTGGATCTAACGCATCTGGAGAAAAAGGAATGGCAGCGAGATTTGCGGAGACATTTAGCATCGGTGCAGAGGGCTTGTTGTATGCAGTCACGCTTCAGCAAGACAAGTTTGACGCGATGATGGAACGGCTGATTGATCAAAATACGAAAGCCGAAATGGAAGCGGGACTGCTTCACAAACAAACTCCAGAGGAAAGAGAAAGAGTCGCTGCAAATATAGCCAAGCGTGCAGCGGATGAAAGAAAGGAACTTGAAGCGATTGCACAAAGAGAAAAACAAGCGGCAGATTTAAAGGCTACGCAAGAAAAGGAATCGATAGCACGGGCAAAACAGGAAGAAAACGAACGCAAAAAACGTGTTCAAGACATGATTCGAGACGCTGAAAAACTTAAAGAAGCAACTGCAACACCTTTAGAAAAATACAAAGCCGAAATCGACAAGTTGCAAAACATGATCGACAGCGGAGCAATCGACCAGCAGACATTTGATCGCGGCGAAAAGCAAATGCGAGAAAAGTTTCAAAAAGACACTGCACCAGACAAAAACGGCATTGAACTAGCAATCGCTCCAACTCTTCGGGCTGGCAGTGTGGAAGCGTACAGAATGATGAACGACCAGAAAAGCCAAGACATGGAAATTGCGCTACGACAAGAGGAATTGCAGATACAGCAAATTGACATCAACAAACAGCAACTCGAAGCAATCAAAGAGATTCAGCCAATCGGGAGGGCACGTTAAATGGCAAGTCAGATCATTGAATCAAGCGAACTTCGAGACGGAAGCGGTAACGTCAAGGCTGGAAAGCTTCAAACGCTTATCTTCACCAGCAAGTACAAGTACATCGTACTTGCCGACAGCAAAGACGTTACCCGCGAAGAGATCCTATTGCTGACTCCTGGCTTGCCGATCATTAACTTGGTTTACGGACCAACCAACCAAAAGTGCATGAGCAAGTCTGCACAACGCATGGCAGGTCACGCCCTACACTGGGAAGTTATTGCCGAGTTTGAATCAGGCCAAGAAGATCAGAAGCAATCACCAGACAATCCAGACTCGCCAGACCCAGTAACATGGATTCCGCTTTTCAAGATCGACTCGTTTGAAACGAAACAACGAGTGCTGTACGAAGACTTCGACGATCCACCAAAGAAGATTATCAACTACGCAGGCCAGCCTTTTGCGGAACCACTAACGCGAACGGTCACGATCTGTTCTTTCTCGCTTGTGCAGTTCGAAGATGCTTCGCAAGACATCAATTCGATTATGGATCGAAACGACACTGTAAACGAAGACACGTTCCGAGGCCGTGAACCTAAAACATGCAAGTTAAACGTGACTGGTGCCGAACTTGGCTACTTCGGATTCTTTCCCGCTTGGCGAATCAGCTACAAAGTGACCTATGACCCAGACACCTGGGAGACTGAATTGTTGCAAGTAGGCAGCGTATTCAAAGACGTTGCAGACGGTAACAAGATCAAGCCATACTTGGACCAGACAAACTCGCATCGCATTAACGGCAAGCTAAAGGCGGATGGTGACAAACTTGGATACTTGGCAGACCCGCTTACAACCAAGTTCCTAACTTACAAACAAATCAGCTTCGATTTCATCAGGTCGTAAAATGGCAAAAGACGAAGACTTAGTAGCCTTTAGCCGACCAGACGCCGACGAAATCATTCGTAAGGTGCTTGGTTCTAACTTTGTTGGCGACGGACAAAACCGAACAACTGACGATACTTCGTTATTGATTGCGTACACAACTGGAGGAGCTACAGCACGAAGCGGGACAACATTAGGAACTGGCACCGCTTCCAAAGTCTACACAGCCGACAGCGGATCAACCAGAACCATTTCAACATCATCCGACACTGTGACGTTCTACAACTTGGCAGCTACTGCCGTCGGAACAAACAAGTATATCAAGCTGATTCGTAGCGGCATGACTTGGTACATCTTCTGGGAGGAGTGCTAAGTGGTCGAACGAAAGCACATGCAAAGCTGCTGCTGCAAAGGTTGCGAACTTGGCGACGACGACTTTAACCGCGCAGACGCTAACCCGCCAACTGGCTCCTGGTACGAGATAAGCGGCAATTGGGCGATCAGTGGGAACAAACTGATCGACAATGGCGGTGCAGGCAAGCTGGCAACAACAATTTGCCACCCAGTATTGTACGATAAAGGAAGCTGGCGAGCTGACTTCGATTTAGTCGAGTGCAGAACACGCAGCACGTTTGTTGTCGGTGCAGGCGATCCAGGCACATCTCTCTATCGAGTCACGTTTGCTTTTGCTGGCATGGACACAGGAACGGCTACGATCACAGTTACCATCGAAGGAGACGAAACTGTATCCGCAGTTTACAATTGGCCTGGAGGATACAGCTCGGCAGACACGGTATCGGTGTTTGTGTGTTTCGAACCAGGCGGCGCATTACGGGCAATGGTGAAATCGGGCGGCTTTACTCCCATCTATGCGTCTGTTGGAAGTGCTGCTGGTGATAACTGCTATGTGGTTTCCAGTACCAACGTCGGCGGGTTCTTTTTTGTCCGAGGTGCGTTCGACAACTGGGCATACGAAGCGACAGCAATTGATAATATGGACTGTCCTGCTTGTGGTTGCTTGTGTCTTAAAGCGTACTATCCAGACAACAAGTACGAGCCTTTGGAATACAGTTGTTTCCCAGAAAACCTAAAGGCAATTTTTCAGCTAGTTACCGCGCCGATTCCCGGCCTGACTTGCTACATCGACGATTTCGAAGTCGATCTAGCACAATTCGATTTCGGTCGCAACACCTGGAAGTCAGGAATACAAACAGTCTGCCCCGGTATAACGTGGGATTTAACAGCAAGATGCGTTTACTACCAAGACCCAGACACAGGATTAACTTGGCGAACACTAACGCTAGAAATAAACCGAATCGATGGCGCGTCTATCCTCACAATGTTTTATTGGACGGACTTGAATACGACAATTGGCGACACCACATCAGTCAAGTGGCCTGATTTCGATTTATCAACCTGCGAACCGCTTTCGCTAGTCTACAAGTCAGTGGTGCCATACGTTACGGCAACCAGTTGTTACCCTTCCGGCGGTTGGAGGGCGTTTTGTTGCGATCCGGATTTGTGCGGCGTTCCTGCTCCTGAAATTAAATGGCACGTTACGGTAGTACCAGCATGACAGTAACCAAATGCGAATGCACGCTAGCGGGCCATTGCAAGCGACACAACGTCAGCAAGACCAAGCATCTGATTAAGCTGTGCCAAGAGCGTCCTGAGTTCTTCCACGCATGGGAAAACGGAACTGGACCAGGGCAACAATGGAGCCAATCCGACAAAGACGCACGAAGCAACATTGACGCGACTAGGGTAATGATTAACAGCGAACTTGCCGAAGCTGGCCGTAAGTGCTGGGACGCTTTATTTTCTGGAGTCTTTACGCTTGCCGACTTGGAAGCATGGGAACTTACAATCCCTAAGTTTGGTTGTGATTGCAATTCGTTCTACAAAGAGTGGAAGGCGACAAATCCAGTTTGTTTCGATGGTTTTGGCGATGTTGATTTCGAATGGAAGTATCGATTGAAACAAGCAGTCAATGAAAAGCTGGGACACAAGCAAGCCACCAGCAACGAAGCACGCGACGAACGAATGACAGTTGAACGAGTTTCCGCGTACTGGCACTCAATTGGCAAACTGCCACCACTACAGAGCTATCTTCGCGCAGTCGAATGGCATTATCAATCTATCACACCAACAAAGCCTCGTTGTGTGCTGGTTCTAGCTCCAGACGACTGGACAAAATCACAACTGGAAATAACCCGCAAAGGTTTCCAGCAATATGCGGCCAAGTGCGATGCGGATTACATCGAACTGACGCACGACGCTTTCCCATCGTGGCCAATGGCAAACAAGCTCATACAGATTCCGAACGTAACGACCCACTACGAACAGACCGTTTATTTCGACTGCGATATTGTGGTTAAGCCATCAATGCCAAATCTGTTCGAGCAAGTGCCTACCCACCACTACGCAGCACAAAACGAACTGCCAACAATTTTAAAGCTGAAGTGCGAAGGACATTATTTTCAGCATTTTCCAAACCTTTTGGCTGTCGATAAAGTGCCAAACGGCGGAGTGCTTGTTTTGCCACGCAACGCAGCAGCGTACACAGTTCCTAACGAGTCGATGGCCGAGGATTGGTGTGTGGATCAGTTCGTGCTTGCAAAGCAGCTACCCGCAGTTAACACGGTTTGGCTGGACGATCGCTACAACTGGGGCTGGATTCGCAAAGATTGGCAAGAAGGGTTGGACGATGCGTTTGCGATTCATCTTAACGGGGCAGTACCAGAAGATCGTATGAAATGGTTGCGAGAGTTGGCGGATCGATACTTTAGCGATTCAGCAACCGCTCAACCCTAGCTAAAGCAGCAGCAAGGCAAATGCAGACGCCAAGCTGATTACCCTGGTACGCAACCGCACAGCCAATCACGAAAACTACAGCACTAAGCAGCGAGCTTGAAACGTTAGCAGCAATTCCAAGTGCGGAAGTGTCTTTCTTACCAAGCAGGATCGCAATCTCTTCCAGTCGCTTTTCGGTCGCTTGTTGCGATGCCACCAAATCATCTATCGTTAATCGACTCATCTCACCCCCCCCACTAACCACAGAACCAAGTAAGCCAAACAAAACACCACCAGCAAAACAAAGCTGGCGGCTATACGTTTGAGGAAATTCTCAGCGTCCATTGTAGCACCTTGGAATTTTTCGTGGTTCAAAAATAACGCCGTGCGCCGCGCAGTACAACCACCAAAAAAACCTGCACTTTTGCGGGAATACAACACCCCTTGCGGGGGCACTTTCTAGATCGGTATTAGCTGGTTTTCCAGTGATTCTTGACCGAAAGCAGGAATTGAAACCCTG